CCTGCCACGGGCGCAGGGGGCTGGCTGTGAGGCCGACGCGGGCCCCAATGGCGGGCATGGCCAGGCTGGTGGTGCTGGCGCCGCCCGCGCCGGGTGCGGTGACGTAGGGTTGACTGACTGTGACGCGCCAATCGGAAACTGTACCAGTGCCGATTGCAAAATCAACGATAAGGGCTAACAAACCTGTCGTGCCGTTGTAGCTGGTGACCGTTGCAAAAAACCATTGAGTTGACGGCGCAGCGGTCGCAGCAACAATGACGCGCATGCCTGTGGCGTAACCTTTGCTTGAGTCAACGGTTAAATTAACCGATGCGCCTGCTGCTGGCATGGCCAAGCTGGTGGCGCTGGAAGCAGTAACGCCCAAGCTAATACCGTTACCATACGCCGCCAAATCGGCAGACCAATCGGGGATCTCTGCAAAAAACGCATCCGCCCGCGCAGAAAACGTGGACGGATCGCTGGTATTGGGCGGGGGTGGCAGGTTGGGAAATGTCATGTGAGTCCTTCGATGGTTAAATTGGCGATGCTGTGATCTTTGTAAGACACCAGCAACCGCCAGCCTTTGACTAGGCCGTAGATGATGCTGGGCTCGATGTTGTTGGCACCGATAACGACCACGGGTGTGGCGCGCACGTCGGTCAGGGTGCGGCTGATAACAGCCAGTCGGTCGTTTTCGCAAACGACAGCCGCCTCAAGCCGCTGGCTGTAATCACCTTGCACAAAGTCGATAACGCCATAGGCGTCTGGGGTTTTGAGTGAGTAATCGGCAATGTCGAGCCCCATGCCGCGCTGGGCTTGTCCAATATCAAACAGCTTGCCCATGACCAAGCTGCCCAGTTGGATGGCGCTGCCAGTTAGGGTGATGGTGATTTGGGCGCTGCTGTACACCGATGGCAGGTCTTGCAAGACGAGGGTGCGCTTGCTTAAAAACTCGGCCTGCCAATAGGTGTAGTAGTCAACGATGGGGTTTACGGTGTCGGTTAGGGTGACGGTGCGGTTATAGACCGTTTGTCCGCTGGAGACCATGGTGACATTGGCTGTAGCGGCTTGCACGTCGAGCAGGGCAACAGCGCCCACGCGGGTGCCAGGCGCAATGGTCATGCTCAGGGTTCCGCTGGCGGTGGTACGGCTGCCCACCTTGCGGTCAAAAGCCGCCCAGCGGTTGGTGGGTGCAACATTGATCCAGCGTGTGGGTGCCAGCTCGGGCACGGTTGCATTGACGCCCGCGATGACGCATTCGTAAATTCGGTGGGTGGTGGTGCGGATGACGCGGGTGCCCACGGTGTAGCTGGTAGCAGCCACCCACGCGGGGTGATCGGTCTCTGGGACACTGTGCGCCAGTAAGCTGGCGTCGGTGACGTCGGTTTTGATGATGAGGGATGTCATGTTACAGAGCGGACGTTGATAGAGGTGCCTTTGGGCGTGACATCCGACAAGATGCGCGCTGTGGCCGCAGTTTGCTGGACGATGGCGACGTTTTCGGCGCTGTTGGCCGTGCGTAAGGCGGCTACTTCGGCTGCCAAACTGCGCAAGGCGCTCATCATTTGGGCTGCAGGGTCGCTTTGAGGTTGGCTGATGGGTGCTGGACTAAGACTAACGGGTGCTGGTGCTAAGGTGGCTGGTAGGCCGGTTAGCGCACCAAATGTGGCACCAGCCACGTTGCTGCCGTTGGCTTGTGCATCCATTGGCTGGCCTGTGGCGGCAAGGGTGTTGTCTAGGCTAGCAGCTGTGAGTGCGGCAATGCGTTGGTACTCGACACGGCTGGTCACGCCGCCGGCGGCTTGCTCTAACAGCGACTGGCTAAGGCCTGCCAAGCTGCCTGCGGCCACTTGATCGCCAGCCCTGGCTTTGGCGGTGGCATTGGCAAATTGCGCGGCCAGCGCAACATAGCCCTGCCCCGCTGACACAGCCAAGCCGGTGCGGATTTTTTGCACTTGGTCGCGCAGGGTGTCGCCAATGCTAGACCAGGCTTGGCGCAAGTTTTCTGCGGCCGTCATCTGCTCTTGCATGATCTGCGTTTGGCGCTGGGCGGCGGCTTGGCCGTCTTCGGTGGCCTTCACCTGGTCGTACAGGGCGCGGTTGCTCTCGCTCAAGGCGGCGCGTTCGCGCTCACGCAGCGCGGTGGTGTTGCCCAGCAGTTGATCGAGCTGGTTTTGCAGACCGAGACGCTCTTGGGCTGCTGACTCTAAGGCGGCTGCGGCGCTTGAGGCGGCTGACTGAGTTGCTTCCAGGGCTGTGATTTGGTCGTACAAGGCGCGGTTGGTGTCTTGCAGCGCATCACGCTCGCGTGTACGAATGGCGGTGGTGTTGCCCATTAATTGGTCGAGCTGGTTTTGCAGTCCAAGGCGCTCTTGGGCGGCTGACTCTAGCGCTGCCGCAGTTTTTTCGGCCGCTGACTGGGTGGCTTCTAGAGCGCGGATTTGATCGTACAGGGCGCGGTTGGTTTCGTCCAGCGCATCGCGTTCGCGTGCACGGATGGCTGCTGTGTTGCCCATCAATTGATCGATCTGGCCTTGCAGGCCGAGGCGCTCTTGCTCGATGGCTGCGGCTTTTTGCGCCAGTGTTTTGGCGTCTTCTAGGGCTTTGACCTGGTCAAATAAGGCCTGGTTTGTTTCGTGGATGGCATCGCGCTCGCGCTTGCGGATTTCTGTGGTGTTGCCTTGCAAGTTGAGGATTTGGAGCTCAAGGCCGCTGCGCTCGGACAATACGCGCTCGGCCAATTGTTGCAAAGCGCTGGCGCTTTCTACGCCTAAGACCTGCGCTAAGCTGTCACCAAAGCCCGACAACGCCTCTTGGACTTTGCGGTCGCGCTCTTCGGGGCTGAGGCCTTGCAGGCTGATGTTGATGCTTTTTTGGTAGCTGTTGACGGCATCGGCAGACAAGCCCAGCACCTCGGCATATTTGCGCGTAGTGTCGTACATGCGAGCAATGGCGGAGTCTAGGCTTTGATCAAGTTCTCCACCTTCCATGCTGCCGCGGATGGTACCGGACCTGCTGCCGCGCAAAAACCCACCCGATTGGCTCCACTGCTGGACGTTATCAAGGTTGGCACCTCTGCTGCTAAACGATCCAACAAGGTTTTCGGCGTTGGTGACGCGGGGGCCTTGCTTGAGGCCGCTGTAGAGTGCATAACCCCCCAGCGCCCAAGGCGCGATTGCACCTAAGCCCATAGCTGCGCCTTTTAAGCCGCCCATTTGACTTGCTGCCCCCAGCCCAGCCATGGTGCCGCTGCCGGTGAGGGTGTTCATGAAGCCGCTTTTAAACATGCTGGCAGCGCCGCCGAGCATGCCAACACCCGGCATGCCGCCTGCGCCCTGCCCTGCCATGGCACCTAGACTGCCAAGGCCTGTGATGCCGCCCACCACGGCTTGGATATAGGGCCGCAAGACCATCGTTTTAAACAGGTTCTCTAAGGTGTCTTTTAGGTTTTCGCCAAAGCCTTTGCCATTTTCAAAGCCGCGCATGAGCGCGTCGGTTAGGCTGCGCTCGATAGTCTCTGCGGTGCGCTTCCACTCGTCCGCCGCCCTTTTGGCTTCGTCGATGGCGACTTCTTTGGCTCCGGTTTGACGTTTGAGCGCGGCCAGTTCGCGCAGTTTTTTGGCTTGGTTTTCGTACTCGACGGCGAGGTTGACGTTTTTTGTGTAGTTGCGCTCGAACTGGGCGTTTTGTTCGGCGGTGGCGGCGGCGTCTTCTAGGCGCACGGCTGCCAGTTCGGCGAGCTGGTCTTTGGTAAGGCCCAGCGCTGCGTATTGCTGCTGCTGTTGCTCTAGCTCTTTGGCGATGGATTCTGTTTTCTTGTGTGCGGTCTCAATCTCTTTGATGCGGGCTTTTTCTATCTCTTCTAGGTCTTTTTGTCTGGCTTTTTCGACCTGCTGGAGCTGCTCGATGGGGATGATGCTCTCTAGCACGGCAGCGCGCAGGTTGAGTTGTGCTTTTTCGGCATCGTTGCTAGATAGGGCAAATTTTTCTCGAATGATGGCAAGCTCTTTTTCGCCAGCGGTGCGCTTGTCCTCGACGGGCTGTCCATCGATTAATGCTTGTTGCCAGCGTTTCAGCTCGGCAAAGCGGGCCTGCAGGCTGGCCAACTCGCTATCGGACACGCCACTGGGCTTGGCAGCGGACTTGGGCGCGGCTTTGTCACGTAGAGCGGTAATCTCACGCTCGATATCTCTTTCGGATTTTCCAGCGGCCAGACCCATGTTGCGGAGTCTGACGATGTCGGCCTCTAATTTGACCTTGTCAGTTTGGTTTTTAAGGACTTCTTTGTCCCAATCTGCAAGGGCTTTGACCTGTGCGGTTTGCTTGGCCGTGATATCAACACCGCGCTGCATTTCGCGGGTTTGGCTTTGCAAGATGGATTCTTCGTCGCGCATCGCCTGTAGCCGCTGCTTGAGCTGTTCGGGGCGATCAAGAAAGTTTTTTTGTGCAATGACTTTTTCAAGATCGGCAATGTTTTTTTGCACTTTGTTAAGAGCGGTCTCGGTGCCGTCTTCGCGGCCAAGGCTTTTTAAAGCGTCCCAAGCTGCCTTGATGCCGCTGGTGATCCTAGCCCATCCCGCCTCGATGTAGCCCAGGTTTTTGAGCAATTCGGGCGTGCGCTCGTTCATGGCGTCGGCGTAGGCTTTTTGCGCCAAGGCAGCGGCTTCTGTGCTGCGGCCCTGCTCTGCCAAGGATTTAATCTGCTCGTAAGTGCTGACGGTCAGGTAGTTCATACCGTCGTTAAGTTTGAGCGTGGCCGCGAGCGGGTCTTTGGCTAGATCGGCAAAGTTTTTGGCAATGTCAGCCACAGCCGTGCCGGTAGCGCTGGCATAGCGCACAGCCGCTCCGGTAAAGGCTTCTAGGTTGCCCCGTGCGACTTGTCCCGACTGAGCAAAGATGGCGAGTGCTTCGGCGGCTGCGCCTTGCGTGCCCGAGATGCCCGCGATGGATTGCGCCATGACTTGCATTTGGCTAGCTGTGGTACCGACCGCATTACCCGACAAAATGAGGGCTCGGTTGTAGGCGTTGGCCTCTTCGGAGCCTTTTGTGAAGGCCAAAGCCAACACACCCACGGTCGCCGCTGCCAAGGTATATGGGTTGACTAAGCCGACGACATAACCGCCCAGAGCGCGGGCAGCATTGCCCACGCCACCAAACATATCTTTGAGCTGACCACCTTGCTGGAGCAACACAGTGAGCGGGGCTTGACCACCCTGCAAACTGACAAAGATGTCGGTAAATTGCGCCGGTACGCCGCGCATGGCGGCGGCTGTTTGTTTGGCGCTGATACCCGCTTTACCTTGGGCAGCATCCAGCTCGCGGATGGCGGCGATTTGACGCTGAAAAGCCTCGGTCGTGGTATCAATGCCGCGCGACTTGCCCAGCTCAAGATAAAAATCGGCTTGGCTTTTGCCGGCGGCTTTGGTTTGCGCAATGTAGCGCTCCATGCTGGCAATGATGTTGCGCGTGGATGCCTCTTGTTTTTTGCTGGATGCCTCGCTTTGTTGGCCAAGGCGCTCCATGCCCGCACCAGCGGTTTGCGTGCCGGTGGACACGGCCTGCGCCATGTCTTTGGCCCCGCGCTTAACGCTGTCAAAAGCACCCAGCGCGCCCGAGGCATCAGCGGTAATGTCTAGGCCGGCGGCTCGTTTATCGGTCATTTTGCGTTGTCTCGGATGGCGTCAAGCGCTGCGCGCTCGAGGTGTTGGATGTCGTCGAATAGTTGGTCCCACGCTTGGCGCGGGTCGGGGTCTGCTTGCGTGACACGGTCAAGCAGGTTAAATACAGGGGTGTAGTCAAGGCCAGAGACGCCGCCCATGGGTGCCAAGCGCCACTGGGTGCTGAGCCTGCAAAACAGCTCCCAGGCGCGCCAGTTTTCTGGCCACACGTCCACGGGCGCATCGGCAAAATCTTCGGGGGCGAATCCACTGGCTGCAATCTCTTGGGCTGTGAGTTCGGGGGTGTAGGCCGCTTGTGCTGCGGCCGTTAGTTTCCCAGTCGGCCTTCGGCCACGGCGGCGCGGTAGGTCTCCATGATTGCCAGGCAAGCGCCAGGGTATTGATCGGCAAAAACGCGGGCGTTGTCGAGGTTAAACGGCTCGTCGAGGCCCCAGCTGTCAACGACTTGCATGAGGTAGTCGGCATTGGCAGCGCTGCTTTTGGACATGATGCGCTCCATGTTGAGGGCGTCGGCAGGGTTGGCGGTGTTTTGCACGGCGGTTTGGTCGTCGGCAGACTGCGCGGCTTGTGCTTTGCTGACAAGGCCGTCGATGAAGCTGCCAAACTCTGTGCGGGTGCGGTATTTGAATGTGATGTCCAGCGCGCCGCCGGTGCCGTCAACCATGGGGAATTTGACAATGCGGGTAAAAGATGCGGGGCGCTGGCCCAGTTTGATGGCTGCCATGGTGTGGGTTTGTGGGTGTGTTGGGTTGATGGGTTTTGTGATTGCTGCAACCAAAAAGCGCTGGGGTTGAATCCAGCGCTTTTTGGGTTTTGCTTAGCTTTGGCTAGTGATTAGCTGGCGTAGCGCACGACGCGGCCACGGCCGTAGAAGGTAACTTTGTTCATCATGACTTGACCGCTGCTGATGCTTGGGTTTTCGTTGAGTGACAAGGTGCAACCAATCAGGACCACGGCGCCGGATGGTGCAGTTAAGCGCAAAGCCGAGACTGTGCGCGACTCAGACAATGTGCGCAGCGCGTTATAAGCCGCTGTGCCCACCGCGTCGGCGTCTAGGTCGATGTTGTACTGTGTTGCGCTGTTTCCGTCAAACACGGTTTGCTCGTCTTCGTTTTCGATGTAGGTGAAATTGACCGTTTTGGGGTCGCCACCGCTAGACGTAATGGCAAGCTGTTGCGTGATCGACTGCCAAGTGTTGACCTTGCGCACGCTGCCAGCGCCAAGGCCAGCAGGGAACAGGGTGGTGTTGGTTGTGTCGCAGCCCTCAAGCGTCAACGCCGTTGCAGAACCTGCTTTAACCCGATAGATTCGGTTGCTGATGCGGCTCCAGCCGCTAGTGACTTCGACGAAATCGCCGGCAACGATGGGGCTAGCTGCAACCGTTAAAACGGTCTCGGTGGCGTTGGTTGCTGCTGTAAATGGCAGTGCGGTTGCAAATGCCGTTGCGACCGCTGCTGCGGTGCCTGTTGGGGTACGTGCCATGGTTATAAGCTCCTTTAGAGATAAAAAAAACCCGCGTGACTGGCATCAAGCGGGTGGGAAATACCCCAAAAAAGGGTAATAGGTTGGTTGGGTGGTGACTGATTAAAGATTAACGATTAAAGATTAACGATCACACCACAGACTGAAATCTTGCATCGAGCCGCGCAGCTCGGTGTCTTTGTCGAGGGCGCCCATCAGCTCGCTGATGGCGACTGCTGCCATGCCGTTTGGCGTGGCCGCGTCATCGGTGAGGGTTTTGGCGATATCCAATGAGAGGCTATTGCACTCGCCGCGGCTGGCGCCCCACACGTTGACTTGCACATAAGCATTGCGGCGCGCGGCTTGCGAGCCGTTGACATACGCCACAGCTTGACCACCATACATATGCCACACGATGTAGGGTGTGGCAACGTCATCGGGGGCAACGTCTGGGTAGACGCGTGGGCAGAGCGTTTGTAAAACGGCCTGCAGCTGGGTTTCGATGTTGATGGAGGCCATGCTATTTAAACGCTTTGAGTCGCTGGAAAAACGTGTTCTGCACCGCGTCTAGCGCTTTGGGGAACTGCGCCCTGGCACGGCCAATGTATTTAACGGGCGGGCTTTTAGCCGTGCCCAGCTCGACCATGTAGGCATAAGGCGCTTTGCGGGCGTTGACGCCGATGCTGTACACGGGGCGCAGGTCAGTAGATTCTTTCGTGGCGTAGGCTTGGTAAATCGCACGCTTCAGCGTACCGGCATCAAACCAATATTTGCGCCCGTTTTTGCGAAACGAGGAGCCGTGGAACCAATGCCCGCGGTTGCCAACTGGCACGTTGGCCAAGACCTGCTGGTACAGCACGTCGGCACCCGCTTGGGCGGCGGGGCGCAGGGCTTGCCGCACGTCGTCCTGCAAGTGGTTGACCCACTGGTTGACGCTTGCTAGGTCGAAGGTGGCGGTGAATGAGGCGGTCATGATGCTCCGGCTTTAAACGCCCTGCCCCACTAAATCAAGCGCAGCGCGGCCTTGTAGCAGGGTGTCGATGATGTCGTAGTCTGAGCCATTGATGCGCATGCGCATGCCTTTTAAGATGGTGCGGCTGCAAGACGTTTGGCGCACTCGGACTGAGACTTTAGCTTTTGTGTGTAACTGGTCAGCAGAGAGACGCTGAAGCCCATTTTGAAAACGCACATCGCCCCAAATGCTGCTGGACACAGTCCAAACGCCCTGCGGCTGGTTAAGTGGATCGGACGCGGCGGACCGCTGCAGGATCTTGACGGGGGTGTTAAATGCGCCGTGTGTCATATTAGTAAGACCAGACACGGTATACGTCTAGCAGAGCATCTGCAAAATGCTGCGGCACGGCTGGCTTTTCGGCACTGCGGGCGCGCTGCGAATCAAGATCGCCCATGGCTAAAAGCATCCACTGCTTGATGGGTGTTGGCACGTCGGCAGGCGTGGCATAGCCTGCGGTGTAGTCGACCCAGACGGCACCTGGGCGGTCGGCGATATCGGTGGGCCAGCGGGTACCGACTGCAGGAGCAAGGCGAGCAGGCGAGCTGTAGGCATCGAGCAGCCAAGCATTGCTGGCTAGGGTTTTGATGGTGCCGTCCTCGGCATGGTAGCCAATAGCGGTAATGGATACAACGGGCACCATCGACAAATTGATGATCTGCGGGAATGCGGGGAAGGCGTCCAGCGTCAAACGCCAAGCGGTGGGTACCAAGCTGCGCTGGAGGCGGTTTTCGGCATCGGTACGGACGACCGCGATTAATGCCGTGGTGAAAGTATCTTCGTCGGGGCAAGTAATGCGCAGCTGCGCCTTGGCCTCGGTGAGCGTAATCGGCTCGGGTGGTGCAGTGCCGGTAATGGGCAGGCGGGTGATTGGCATGGTTAGTTCACAAATTTTAAAAAATTGCCTTTTTGGTCCGTCAGTGCGACGCGGCCATTGGGTAGGGTTTGCTCGATGACTTCGGGCGCTGGTTCGCTTGGTTTTGGCGCAAGGCCGAGCCAGCGCTTTAATGTGTCGAGCAGGGTCACAGCGTCTGAATCCTTACTTTTTTGGCGGTCTTGAGCGCGGTGTCGAGCTTGCCGCCCACAGTTTCCATTTCGGCGCGAATTTGCGCGGCTGTTGGAGCTGTCGTTGGGGCTGTGTACGCGCTGGCAGCAAGTCGCGTGCTGATGGCTGCATCTAAGTTGTTTAATCGCGTGTCGGTGGTCAAAAGTGGATTCGTGGGAATCGCATCCACGCTTGTTTGTGTTGCCCGTGTCTGCACGCTCGCTTCAAGTGCCAGCCCTGCCAAGTCAGCGGGCACAACCGCGTCATAAGCAGTCAGTGCGGCTGCGGCGGCGGCTTGGATTTGCGTGCTGTTGAGTGGTGCGGGCAGTGCGGCAATAAGCTGCTGTGTCGCGTCATGCTCGGTCTGGTTGGTTGATGCCAGCGTGGTGAGTGTGCTTTGCAAAGCAATGCCGCCCGAGGTCATCTCTGACAGCGTAGGCAACAACTCAATGCGCCCCGCCTGCGCCACTTGCACCTCTGCACCTGCGTACAGTGGCACGTCAGGATTCACCCCAGCGGTCAGCGTAACGGGCGTGGTGATGGTGGACATGACGAGGTTTGCGCCCGTCTTGCGCTCGAAATAAACCGACACGCCTACGTTGGCAGGCGAAACGGAAAAGCCGCCAGCGCCGGTGCGGGTGGCGATCAAGCTGTTGTCGCTTGCTTTGCGCATCTGCACGGTGTCTGTGAGGCTTGTGAGCCGCACGCCAATTGCGCCACTACTGTTTGCATCAACCAATCCCTTTAGTTTTGGCCCGGCAGAGACAATTGATTGATTAATTACTGACCAACCACCGGTCAATACCCATGTTGTTCCGCTTGGTGACAGGAAGTTGGTCACGTCACGGTTTTGCGTTAGATAAAACTTTGCAAAATCGTGTGCATCGTCCCAAGTCATTGCTTGCGAAAACGTCACAGTCTTGGCTACGGCGTCGAAGGCTATCCCAACAAGCGCAGTCCGCTTTGATGTCGCGTAGGTATCAACAACATTGAGTGCCGAGTAAGTAAATGGTGTTTGTCCAAAGTCAGACGCCCACTTAAACACAGACCCGTTGGCTGTTTTGGTAATGTTGTAGGTGCGAACTTGCTCAACCATGTCCCAGCGCCGGGCCACCAGATTGATTGCACCAAAATCAGTCTGTAGGTTTGGGTTGCGGCTATAGCTTGCCCACTGAATTTCGGTGCCGCTTGCTGATGCAATTGCGCCATCAAGATACACGCCGGGAGTCGCCCGACTGTCTGTGATGCGCACAAAAATATTGTCAGCGGCGTCAAACAGACTGCCAGGTATAAATGTCAACTTTCGGGCAACCGTTGTGTTGTTTACGTTTTGAAGCCCTGGGGCAATTGTCCCATACTGCCCGTTTCCTATGTCTGGCCAAGACTCGTCTATCAATTCTGCAGCGCCCAGTGTGTCGCCGACAATCGTCAGCGACTGTCCTGTAATATTGATTTTGGGCAATCGACTATTCCCACCGGAGCGGGCCAAGTAAACACTCAGCGCTGCTGTGACTCCAAAATTTGAGACCAACTTTGGCAAGGCCACGCCGCTATACGTGCCGTTACCGAACTGCACGTATATGGTGCTTGCAACTTGCAAGTTATTTATCAGTGTGAGGCCATCAATACGTCCAGCAAGTGGCTCAAGGTGTGTGTAGTAGTTGTAGCCAGCCGCGCCTTTACCGTAGACAAGGCGCAAATTTTTGAGTGTTGATGCGCTTGATGTGTTGGGTGAAAAAAAGTCAGACCGCCCATTTGCGACATTGCCGTTAAGCGTGTAAGTAATGTTTTCACCGTGCAGCTCGCCGTTGAGGAATGTGTGCTGTACATCGCCGTTGTAGGTTATTCCGCCGCCAAATTTAAAATCCAGCTTGCCAGCCAAGTCAATCCGATAACCCGCCGCATCATCAAAGACTAGATTGGTGTAATCGTTGAGGGTCAGGCTTGTGCCAGATGGAATGGACAAGCTGCGACTGCGAAATACAGCAGCGCCAGACTCGTACATACCTAGTGAGGGGTTGGCATCAATAGCGGCTTTTAGCGACGCGTCATTTTCGGCGCTGCCGCACACAAAGTGTGATGCTGTTACTGTGACTGCCATATCAAGCCCCTCCCATATCGCCGTACACCAGCGATGCGCGGGCAGTCCATGCGGCTGTTGGTGTGGTCACGGTCGGGTTGTTGCGAACGCCTGCGTAAGTGATCGTGGTGTCTGTACCGCTTTCAACGACCCGCTGAACGAGCCATGTGTCGCCAGCGTCTGAGCCTGCTTTGCGAATGTAGGTCGTGCCCGCCGTGGCTTCGTCCACTTGCTGGGTGGCATAGGCGGCATAGCGTCCTTGGCCTTGGGCAATGTCGGCCAAGTAGCCGATTTGGGTCACTTGGTTGGTGGCCGTGGCAAGGCCCGCGCTGAGCAGTTGGGCAAGGGTCAGGGCATCGCCTTGCTTGATTGCCTCAAGGTATGCGCTCACGCTGGGCGGTGCGCTGATCGTTGTGCCAGAGCTTTCGTTTTCCCACAGGACGCTGATAACGGTCATGGCTGCGCCCGACACGTCAAGGGCGACGGTTTGGCGTATCACGTCACCAATAACCGCGCCCGTGAATGCTTGCTTGCAGGTGTAACGAGTGGGCAGCAGTTCGCGGTCGGCGGCTGATGCCGGGATGTTGCCATCCTTGTCAACAATGACGGCAGCCACTACTTCGGCGTGCGTGCCATCTGGCATTTCGGTGAGTTTTTTAAACGCACCACCTGTAACGGCAACTTTAATTTCTGACATGATTAACTTTTCTAGTTACTGTTTTTTAGCGTCGGTGACGTCTTGCACCAGCTCGGCAATGTCTTTGCCTTTTCTCTTTTCAGCCCATAAAAATGCGGCGCGCACCAATATCCAAGCGGGCAGACCACACAAGAGTCGGATGCCGCCCAAGGCGATCTCTCCCTCAAAGGTGTCGGACCAGTCTTGCAAACCAAAATGACGGACAGCAAACGCCCCGCCGTAGAGGCTGCCTGAGACAGTACAGATGAGTGCCAAAGCCCATTCCCTAGGGCTTTTAGGCTGTACCCACAACATGACAACCACAGCGGCCACGCCAGCTGGGATGCCCATGGCAACGGCTAATTTGTAGAGGGCAATACTGCCAACAGTGGTGCTGGATGGTTCTGTCATGGGGGTGGTTACGCTGCGTTTTCAGGTCCGCTTGTGGCGTCGCCTTCTGGTTTGCTTTTGGCTTTGTCTTTTGCGGCCCACCCTTCGGAGGTGGCAACAGCAATCAGGTCGGCGTCCTCGGTTTCAATGGTTTGACCCACTTCGAATGACTCAATTTGAGTGCCTTGGTGCGCCCAGCTAAAAGGCTTTTTAACGATCAGGTTCATAAATTTCCTTAATAAAAAAAGCCTTAAAGCTGAAAGGCTTTAAGGCTGGTTGAAAATGAGGCTGTTACGGCTTTGATTAAGCTGTTGCGACCTTGAGCAGCTTGATGGCTTGCGTGTTACGCAAGGTGCCGCCTACGCGCTTGCGCACGTAGAACTTGACAAAGCCAGGGCTGGTGATTTCGTCACGTGTGATGCGGGTGCCCACGCGGTCGCAAATCAGGTAGCCTTCTTTGAAGTCACCAAATGCCAAGGGAAAGCTGTTAGCGGCAACGCCTGGCATGTCTTCGGCTTCGGTGATGCCGTAGCCCAAGAATGTTGCGGGTTGACCAGCTGTTAAGGCTGGCTGCCACAGGTATTGGCCTGTCGTGTCTTTGTACTTGCGCATGGCTGCCAAAACAGCTTTGCTGGTGACCCACTGGGCGTTGGCACGGTAGCGGGCGCGGACGCCGTAGACTAGGTCAAAAAACACATCGGCGCTGGTCGGCAGCGCGGCGGCTTGACCGGATGCGATGTACTGCAAGGTTCCAAAGGCGCGGGTTGCGTCGGCAGTGGCCACAGGAGTGGGGCCTGCCAAGAAGCCTAGTGGTTTTTTGGTACCGTTGCCAGCAACAAACGCTGCGCCTTCGCCTTGAGCGATGGCTTCGGCAGCAGACTCGATCAGCCACTGCTCGACGTTGAAAAACAAGTCATCCAAAGACTCTTCGGACGCTTGCGGTTTGGCGCTTGCCATACCAAAAGCAGGAGCCACTTCGCGCAGGTCTGGCGTATTGGTTTGGTTGCGGGGGTCGGTCTCGCCCAGCCACTCAAAAGTTGCGCCGTTAACGTCAAACAGTTCTTTGTAGTCGGGTGTGGACACGGTGCGGACGGTTGAAATTGCGCGAATGGGCGACAAATCGACGCTTAAGCGAGCGATTTGTTGCTCGATGAATTCGGGCAAGGCAAAACCGCCAGCGGATGTGTTGTTGGTAACAGCTTGCGCGGCGCGGCGGTCGAGGGTTGCGGTTTTTGCCTCAAGCGCTTTATTGGCTTGGGTGCAGCGCATTTGGCGATCAGCGTCTTTGGGGTTGCGCACCCAGTCGATAAAGGCTTCGCGGTATTCCACAGCTTCAGCGATCTCGCCTTTTTCGCAGCCGTTGCCCATGGCACCGGGGCGGGCCAGCTTGAGCTCGACTTTTTCTAAGCGGCTTTTGGCTTCGCTAATGCTGCTGATGTGTTCGTCCATTTTTGCCAATTTGGCATCCAAAGCTTCGGTGCTGGAGCCGGATTTGATGGCATCGATGCGCTCGTTGTTGGTCTTTTTGTATTCGTCAAAGGCGGTGGCGATCTTGGTGATCGAGTCGGCCACGGACTTGATGGAGGGCTCGTCGCGCTGCTCGTAAGCGGCTGCGGCAAAGCTAGAGGCTTTCGCTTGAAAAGCGGCAAAGTGTACGGCCATGACGGCTAAGAGAGTGTGTTTTGATTTCATGTTGATGTTCCTTGGTAAAAAGTTTTAGGGTTTGGTTTTAGGGTTTGGATAGGTTTTCAAGCAGCTGATGGGCTGCCTTAAGGGCTTTGGCGGTCGAGTTGGCAGAATCGCTCCGCTCCTCTCCCATCCGCATAACGCGGCTGACAAGTGCAGTCGCGTCGGCTTTACTAAAGCCTGCATCGCGCAGGATTCGCTCGGCATCTTTTGGAGCCGATACTTCGTCGGCTGATTTAACATTGGTGACACGGCTTTTGCCGTTGGCGGGGAATGTGACCAGGGATACTTCCCACAGGTCAACGGCGTTGAGCGTGCGAATTTCGGTGTCGCGGTCGTAGGCCCACTCTTTGCTGACAAAACCAATACTTAAGCCGTTGACAGCGCCCATTTTGAGCAGGGCGTGGGCTTCTTTGCCTTTGGCGACTTCTAGGGCCAATTGACCTTTGACGCGCAGGCCTTTGGCGTCTTCAACCATTTCTGTCCATACGCCGATGGGGTGGTCGGAGCCGTGCTGCCAAAGCATGGCGGGCATGGTGCCCGCGGCTTTATGCTCGGACAGCGATTTAGCAAACGCACCGGCTGCCACTACATCGTCGTAACTGTCTGGCACACCAAACACAGAGCCGTAGCCTTCGATAACGCCTTCGTCGCTGACGGTTTTAACCTGCAGCGCAAAGCTTCGCACTTCGCGGCCATTGGCGCTTTTGTGCTCGGGTGCGCCGGGCATACTGGCGCGGCTAGGCGGTTGACGGTTAGTGTTAGGTTTGAGTTTCTTCATTTTGTGGGGCGGCTGCGCCGCTTTGCATGTTGAGTGGGGTGAGCGGGGTATCAAGCCCTGGCAGCGGGTCTTTGCCCTCTTCGTCTCTGATTTCGTTTCGGGTGTAGATACCCATTTCGGCCATGGTGCGGGCCCATTGGGCGCGGTCTTTCATGGATCCGTTGCGCATGTAGCGTGTATCAAATTCGGCAAAGAGTGGGCCTGCACCGTCGAGGAGCATTTCGTCGATGCGCTGAGTCCAAGCACGATGCCAGGGCGCAAGCGTGTGGATGAGGTGGGCGGCAAAGAAGGCTTCGGAGCTGGCGAAGGTGGCGGCTTTGTCGCTGTGGCCAATCATGATCGGGAAGACTCCAAAACCACGGCAAATCTCTTCAATCTGCAAGCGGCGAGTCTCAACGTGCTGCGCATCGACCCCAGTCATTCCGGAAGTGATCCATTTGGCGTTGCGGTCTAGCAGCAGGGGCTCGCCGGTGCGGGCGGCGCCGGTTTTCCTTTTTATCCAACCGCTTAATTTGTTGTATTGCTCTTCGGTCAGCGAGCCATCAACCGAATACACACCACTGGGGCGCAGTGAGTTTTTGTGCATAGCTGACTGGCTTTTTTCGGTGGCCATGGCTAGGCCAATCGCCGTGCGAGCCAGCTGTACGGCATTCAGGCTTTTTGCCCAATCCCACTGCAGGCCGTTAATCACAAAGACATCTTCTGGGCTAAAGTCACCAATATGCCCAAACTCATCGTGGCAGCGGTAGGTGAGTTCATAGCGCGAGTTATGCTGTAGAGACCAACTGCCAGGTGGCACAGGGATGAGTTCGCGCACGCGTCCGTTATTGCCACGCACTTTGATACTTAGTCCGGTACCCGACAAGCAGGCGTGCAGTGTCATCATGCGGCGCCACTCAAAAGCGGTTTGCCACTCGTTGGCGCGGCGGCATAGTAGCCGATATTCAGGTATGTTGGTGGCGCGCTCGCGGGTCAGGTCGTCTTTTTCGCGGTACACATGCAGCTGAGGCGTTGCGCAGCCCTCGGCAATGACTTTGACGCAGGCAAGCACGGTCGAGACTTGGAGCGATGTTTTGTTGGTGACGTGCTGTCCATCAACAAGACCCGCAAAATCATCCATGTCGCCGTCGATTTTTCCCGCGATTTGGTCGTAGGTGAGCTCGGCGGCTTTGCGGCCTAGTAATCGATCAATAAAGTTCACGCGGCGGTTTCCCAAAATGAGGCTTCGTGGACCTCGGTTGCAAGCGCTCGACCAAGCGCCATGAGCATGGCCATGGGGCCGTCGATTTTGTTTTCTGGTCGCGCTTTGGTTGGGCTGCGCAGCTCGTTAAATTTGCTGACTTTGACGACCAGGTTGCTGACCATCCAGGTCATGACGGGGTTGCCGTCGAAGCGGAGTTTTTTCTCATGCACTAGGTTTTCGACCTGAATCAGCGCGGGTGTGTAGAACATTGCGCGCTGTGTAATTTCAACAAGTGGCAGGCCTTCTTCGATCAGCTTGCCCGCAAAGTACATGGACAGAGCTGGATCAAAGGCGATCTCTTGCACATCAAATAGTTTGCAGTATTTGCGCAGGTCTTCGGCGATGACTTCAAAGTCGGTGATGTCCCCATCGGTGACCTGCACGTACCCTTGATTGGCCCATCCACTGAGGTGCGCGTTGCCACTTTCGGCTACGGCGAGCTCGTTGAGGTAGAGGCGGGTGAAGATGTACCATACGCCGCCTCGGTTGAAGACCAAGCACAGCGCTGCAAAGTCTTTCTTTTGGGCAAGGTCAAGGCCTGCCCAGCATTGTTCGCCCGCAAAGTCGTTTAGATCAAGCGATGTGTCGGCGCAGCGCTCCCACGCCCGCATGTTCATCCACGGGCTTTCGCCGTTGACCCAGACGTTGAGGTGTTTAGTCAGGAAGTTGCTGAGCGCACCTGGCATGGACTCGGCTTTGAGGGCCGCGGCTTGCATGTTGTCTGGGAAGACGGACACGCCCCAGTTTGGGTTGGCCTTAATCCAGCTTTGCTCAGCCATCGGGTCGTCGTTGTCATCGATGGAGTAGATGATGCCAAACATGCGGGGGTCGTCGATGCCGCCGTTTAATATTTTGGTGATGTTGCTGCGCCGCTCGTAGCAGATGCCGCTGGTGTCGGTGCCGGCTGTGGTAATTAGCCAGAGCAGTGATTGCTCGCGGGCGTTGCGGGCGGTATCGATAACGTCGTATAGGTCGCGGCGCTGGTGCGCGTGGAGCTCGTCGATGATGGCGCAGTGGACGTTAAGTCCGTCTTGGGTGCTGGCTTCTGCGGCCAAGGGGCTAAATTTGCTGGCGGTTTGCGCAACGGTGAGCGAGTGCGCCAAGATGGCAACGCCCAGTTGACTGCGCAGCTCTGGCAGACGCTCGGCCATGGCTTTAGCAGCATCAAAGACGATGCGAGCTTGATCGCGGGTGGTGGCGGCGCTGTAGATTTCGGCACCGTGCTCCCCATCTGCAGTCAGCATGTAAAGACCTACCCCGCTGGAAAATGCGCTTTTGCCATTTTTGCGTGGTACTTCGACGTAGCCTTCGCGGTACCGGCGCAGTCTCGTGTCTTTGTGGATCCATCCAAAAACGGTAGTCAGAATAAATGACTGCCAAGGCTCTAGGGTGAGTAGTTTGCCCTCGGACGCCCACTTACCTTTAATGTGCGGCAAGAGTTCGATAAAGTCGCAAGGACGCGCAGCGCGATCGTGGTCGAACACCCAAGGCCAATCGTCGCTCAGAGGACGAGCAAGATCGTCAAGCTGCCGCTGGCAAGCAAGGCGTGTCCAGTTGCACGCCAAAACGTCGCCCGCGACTACCTGCTGCGCGTAAGTTTGCGCTGCAAGTGTGTGTTTGTTCATTTTTAGCCGTTTAAAACTCGGGGCACGAATTGACCAAACCCGGTAGGGGCTTGTTGCTGCTCGATGCCAGGTAGTCCCATTTGCACGTTATTCGATGGGGTGACGCGGCCACGAGCTGCAGGGCTCAATCCAAAGTGCATAAGGTATCGATTAACTTGTTCTCGAGCTGACTTAATTAAATTGACAATGACGCTTTGCTGGACGTAGCCGCTGGGTGTTGTGGTTTGACTGGCGGCCAACACTGCATCGTGGTAATTAAGCCCCTCAGCGACTTTTTGGGCGATCATGCCGTTGAAGGCGGCTTCGTAATTGGCAAGAGCGCCCACGGTTTGGCAGTACAAGGCAAGCGCAGTGCGGTCGAGGCCACTAATCAAACCGAGCTCTTCTAAAAGCGGTGTGATGCGCTTCCACTCTTTTCTAGCCTCGGGGTTGAGGTGTTTAGGGATGCTTGGGATTTCAATCGTTGGATTGACGCCGTCGGCAAGGTTGAGCGGTTTCCTTTTTCCACCTTCCAAGAGGCGTAGCGCCCCTGGCTTGGGCATTGGGCCGCGAGAACCAGTCATGATCTTAAAAATTCCTTGTTGTTAAAAAACGACTAACTAAAAATACAAATCCAAAAGACCGCCAAAAACATTGGCGCTCTAAGAGGGCTTGCTATACCCCCCCCTCAAAACTATTCTGCGC